AAATTTTAATAAATCTGTTTGGTCTTTAGGTATAGCTAAATCCTTTTGTACTTTATCCCAGAATTGAGATTTATCTTTAATTTGTTTAAACCAACCATTAACTTTTGATTTGTTATTTAATATCTTATCAATAGCTTTGTATGTGTAATTAATCTTACTATCATCAATACTATATACAATCTTATCTAAATCAATATCATCTTCATCTTCCTCAGTATCTTCATTTAATGTAGTATCTGCAGGTTTAATATCAGCAGCTCTAGCAATTTGATTTACTACAGGTTGTTCTTCAATATTTAATTCATCAAATACTAATTGATTACCATAGTTAGGATTAAACACATTAGGTTTAGTAGCAGCTCTGAATGTTTCAGGCTTATCTAAATCTACATGTTGTTGTAAATCATTTGGTTTTAAGTTTAAATCAGTTTCATGTTTATCATTAAACTCCTTATTAACTAATGCTAATAATGAATCTACATCTTTTACATCTGTAATATTAAAATATTCAGTAATAGATTTATAATCCTTACCTACTTTATATCTTAATTCAGCTTGGAACTTACCAAACTTACCTACTTTAAATTTAAGTTCTGAACCATCAACTAATGATTGCCCTACTTTTAAACTAGGATTTAATGCAATAAACAATTGTGAATCAATAGCTTCATTAAAGTTATTAATCTCATCAATTGTTAAATCTTTATTATTTTTAAATTCAACTGCTTTACTCTTAAACTCATTAAATAATGAAGTAATATCTTTAGGAGATAATAATTCATTTCTCAAACGAACATAAGAATACTTATTACCATTAGGAACTAATAGTACATATCGTGAATTGTTTAATTCTGCTTTATTAAAAGTATCTACTTCCTCAAAGTCTACAGGTATTTCTAAATTACTATCATCGTAATTAGGATTAGCCCATCCACCATTGTTTCTATCATAGATTAAGTATTCACCATTAACTCTTACATCAGTAGTTAATTCAGATAAATTAGGTTGTTTAGTATCTTTATCCTCAAGTTGTATAGTCTTTTCAGTCATAGAAAAGTATATACCTAAGTCTTGAGGTGTTAATGTTTTACCTTCTTTAGTTAATATACTAATTACATCATTAGTTAAATCATCTTTAGTATATGAAGATAAATTACCTAAATCAATCCAAGCACCATCTTCAGTATTAATACTTATAATAGCACCATCTTTCCCAGCACTATTAACAAAATGTCTTAATGATATTTTAGTATTAATATCAATACCTTTATCTAAATAACCATTTATAATACTTCTAATAGTATCACCTGATGGTAATTTATACTCATTTCTTTTAGCCTTATTATTTAAACCTGGATAAATCTCTCTAGGATTACTATTAGTAGGAGTCTTAGCTCTAGCAATAGGTTCTTCTTGAGTACCTTTTAAAGCAGCTAATTCTGCATCATATTTAGCATTGATAAAGTCTTTAAAATGTGTATTACTAATATAAGTACCTCCCATTATAGATATTCCTCCCCCATTAGGAGTATCAAATTCTAATCCATTACTTAACTTAATGTGGAAATTATCATTTTCTTTACTTGCATATATATTATCAACATTCCAATCAGTATTTTTTTGAAAGAATTTAAACATACCTCTAATAACATCTTTTGCAGTTGCCCCGTTTATATGTACAAATTCAGAGTTATGTAATTCATTTGAATTTTTTAATTCCTCTTGTCTTCTTCTTTCTATATCAGCTTTTTTAGGATCTACCTCACTTACAGGAGTTTTTTCCAAACTTGTTTTGGTTTCAGTGGTTGTAACTTCAGGAGTAGATACTATCTCATTACCCTCAGCATCAAACTGTGGCATTTCACCTGCACTAATATCTGCTAAATCATTAGTATCTATTTCAAATGGTTGATTAGTTTCTTTAGACTCTTCTTTAGTACTTAATACTTGTTCAGCTTGTTCCTTAGTTTCACCAGTTTCTTCAGTTGGTGTAGGTTTACTTAATACTTCTTCAACTTCAGCTTCAAACTTATTATCTTTCTCAGCAATTTCTTGTTGTTTAGTAGGTTCTTTTAATTCTTTATAAGCTTCAATGAATTCTTGTCTACGGTCTATTAATAAATCAACATCTTTTAATTTAGCTAATAACTCATCTTGAATATGAGGTGATGCTAATGGATTATTAGCTATAGCAGCTTTTGAAGCTTCTCTATTCTCTTTAGGTAAATTAGCATAATCATGTAATATATTAATTAAAGATATATCAGCTGTAGAAGCACTCTTCCTAGCTAACATACCAGCATTCTCTGTTAATTCTTTAATACGTTTATTACTATCATCTAATGACCATGCAGCATGAACTAATCTTTCCTTAACACCTTGTGGTGCAGTAGGATAGTTCTCATTAATATTATTATGTAACTTTTCAATATCAGCTACTTTATTTAATCTAGTCTGTACATAATCTATTACAGATTGTTTATGACCAGTTAATTCACTATCTGATAATTCAATACCTTGTTGTTTTAATTGGTCTGGAGTAAGCTTCTTAAATGATTCTAAATCAGTTCTTAAATCATCTATCTTACCAGTTTTAATTCTACTAGCAACATAGTTTAAAAACATATCACTTGTAGCATTATGATAACCAAAATTATCTTTATTTGCTAATGCTGCATCTTGTTCATCAGCTAAGTTAGAATGTCTTACATAAGCTTGATATAAATCTTTATAAGCATCTTTACCAGTTCTGCTATTTAAATATTCAACCGCTTGATTAACAGCTTCATCATTAGCAGGATTCTTAAATCCTTTAACACCTTCAGTTTTTAATACTGTAGCATTACTAAATATACCACTTGATAATGCACCAATTAAACCTTGATCCCAACCTTCTTTAGTTCCGTATGCTTCATATAATCCTTGCTTCATAGATGAAATAAAATCATCTGCTGTAGGATTAAAATACTTCTTATTATAATAGTCTTGTGAACCTTTTTGTACAGCATACTGAAGCATTTCTTGATTACCTTCAGATACCATTGGTAAACCAAACTTTCTTATACCGTAAGTCTTATCAGTTATTTTAGTTAATAAAGATTTCTTAGCTTGTGAATAAACACCATCTTCCATAACTGCTCTTTCAGCAGCACCTGCAACTACATCATTAGTAACTTTATTACCTAACATAGCTCTACCAAATGATATAGCATTATCAGCCATAATAACTGGTAGGTTAAAAGCAAATGTAGTATTACCTACTTGTTTTCTTAATTCTTGAAGTCTAGATTCTTCTTCAGGTGTAAGTTCCCTCATACCCATAGTAAGTTGTTGCTTCATTTGGTCATACCATTCATTAGCTGCTTGGTAACCTTCTACTGAAGCTTCTGTACTAGCTGATGCATATAACTGTAAACCTTTTTTACCACCGTCTATAGCCTTTGCAATACCTTCATATTTATTAACATGTTGTATTAAATCATCAGCTTTTTCAATAGTCTTTAAACCATTTAAAAATTCACCAGCTTTATTAATTGTTGAAAGTTTACCTGCTAAAGTTAATAACTTACCAGTTGCATAACCTGAACCTAATGCTGATGCACTATAACTAATACCATCTAATACATCACCATATAAAGTATTTGCATACAGTAGTTTATTTAAACCATGAGCGTCTTCTTCACGTTTAGTCTTATATAAGGGCATAGCTTTATCCAGAGATGATTCAATATCTGCTTCCATCTCTGTAATCTTATTATCCCATAACTTACTTGCATCTTGATTATATAAAGCACTTACAGCTCCATATAAAGGACTTATGATACCATTTAAGGTTCTAGTACCAGTTTTAGCTAAAGCTCTTCCAATACCATTTGCAGCCTTATTAGCTATGGTTTGTCTTTCACCACGAACCCTTTCAAATCCATAAGTATTATCACCTTGTTCTACACCAAAGTAATCTTTAGTTAACTGTTCATCATATTTACTTTCACCAAAGTTATTATATCCAGATTCTTTACTATAACCAGGTAACTCTTTAGGTGTTAATATACTTTCAGTTCCTTCAAAATTATATTTACTTTTGTTAGGTTCTCCTTCAACATTAAAATTATATTTGTTTGGTTGTTTAGCCATAATTAGTTTGTTTCGTCTGTATAAGTTTCTTCTTCTTTGGTAAATCTATCAGTTGATTTTGGATCATAAAACTTAACATTTTTATGTAATCCGTCACTGTCTAACATTCTAGCTGCTTCCATTAATGGAACATTAGCTTGTGGAACATATGTACCAGTCTTAGAATCTCTACTGAAGATTAAAGTACCTGGTTGAGGTTCACCTGTTGGACCATTAATAATATAAGTAATATATTCATTACCTCTAGAATCAACTTCTTTATTAGTTACATTGATTGCACCTTTAGTTATACTAGCACCAAATTTCTTATTTAAATATCCTGATATACCATCTTCTAATTCTGATGCTTCATCTTTATGAATAGATTTAGTACCTTTCATTACATAATCATTAATTGAAGTTAATAATCTATGAGATTTAGTAGCAGATTCTTGTAAGTTTTGTTTACCTGTAGATATAATATATCTTTGTCCATCTGAACCTAACATTTCAATATCACCAGGTTTGATATTGTCATTAGTTAATGTTTTACTAAAACCTGTTAATCTTGCACCTTTTAATATTTGTTTTTTAGTATCAGCTACAGAACCTTTTTCACCTTTAACAGCTTCACCATTAGCATTTTTAATAGTTACATTAGCTAAATGTCCTGGGTCTATAATAGTACCTTCTTTATCAGTTTTAATACTAAACTCTTTAGATAAATAGTTTTCAAAGCCTACTGGGAATTGAGTAGCTTGTGTTTCTAAGTTATAGATAGTACCCATGTACTTCTCAATAGCTTTCATTGAACCATCCATATCCTTACCAGTATAACCTAACCTAGAAGCCATTTCTGTAACATTCTTATGGTCATTCATTAAACCATCATTTTTAGCTTTAGTATTAACTTTATATTCATAGTTAGCCCAATTACCATTATCATCAGGCATCATAATAGATACCTTATCTTTACCTGTTGATGATACACTTGCAAAAGGGAATAATTGTTTTAATTTAGAAGTAGATGTATTAGTTAATTCTGAATAAGGAATTTCCTTACCTAAGATATTAACATATTGTTCACCTTCTTGTGTAGCATTATAATGTAACTTACCACCTACAAAATCAAATTTATCACCTAATACATTCTTAGCAACTTTAGTAAATGATTCATCATTTGATGCACCAGCTGCTGCAACATCTTGAATACCTAACTCATATTGTCTTCTAGCTTCTTCTTCAGCATCATTCTTATCTGTTTTCCATCTATAAGTAGCGTCTGAAGCTAATTTATCAGAACCTTTACTAGATATAAAACCTAAAGCTTGATTTAAAGCTTCGTCTTTTTTAAGGTCTGTATAATAATCATATTTAGATATTTTAATAACATCTCCTTGTTTATTTTTAATAACATCTCCTGTATTAGGATCTCTAACAGGAATTAATTCATTTGGATTATCTCCAGATCTTGCAAAATAATCATTTATTTCTAAATCAATATCATGTTTAGATTCACTGTTATCAAACCATGCATCAAAAGTATTTTTAATCTTATCAGCTGAAACACCTTCTCTATATTTAGATCTTATATAACCATTACCAGTACTTGATGCAAATGATGTTTGTAATTCAGATGGTAACTTACTAAAATAATCAACAATCTCTTTAGGTCTATCCATAGATTTAGCAACAGATGGTGCAATATATTCACCAACATTACCATCATTCATTAAACTGTTGAAATATTGTGTATTGTATGCTATTTGTTTATTAGCTAAATAACCTCTTTTAGCAAAATCTTCATTTTTAGATAATTCTTCATTTTGTTTAACAATCTGTTTAGCAATTTGCTCTTTAGCTGTTAAATCAGAATGAACCATCTTAGCTTTATTAATATACTGATTTTTACGTTGATTAAACTTATTAGTATCTTGGTCTTTTAAATAATCATCTACTATAGATTGTCTTTCATCATCAAGCATTTTCATATACTGTGATTTATGATCTTCCCATTTAGTACTAACATCTGTTATACCACCTGGTGCAGTTTTATCATAAATCTTCATACCTGATTGTAGATTAAGTTTACCAATAGGATCAGTACTAGTATTTAAATCTTTTAATGAAGTATCATATTTATCTTGCATAGCAGAACCAACAGCTTGAAGCATTTCAAGAGGGGGTTTCACGTAATTGCTCATTGGAGCATTGTAATCTATCGAAACATATCTATTAACACTCATTTTTCAATCTCCTTTCTTCAAAATATTTTTTACGAGCTAAAGATAAATTTCTTTTATGCTCCTCTGAAAATTTTATTCCTTTTCTACCTTCTGACATATTCTTTTTAGAAACTTCAGTATGTGTTTTACCTCTCAATAATTTAGCTATTTTTTCAATTACTTCAGGAGTTCTTTTAATACCTTTAGAATGTTGATTACCAATATTAGCTTTTCTTAAAGCTTCTATATGTTCAATACTAAGTATTGTGCCAGTTCTCAAATTCTTAAGTCTTTCTAATTGTTCTGGGTCTTCCATTCTTTTTTTAGCAGCAATACTCATATTTTTCTTACATTCTTCAGAAGGAACCCATCCACATTGACCTTCTCCACCTTCTGTTAAATTATAACTATTATTACTAATATGAGGAGATAATAATTTAATATAATGTTTTTCTAATTCATTTAACAATTCTTTTGAAAAATCACCTTCTACTATTATTTCTTTTCTAAAGTTAGATTTACCATATTTTTTAATAGCCTTTTTAATTGCTAAACCACTACCATAATAATGTTTTTTATTATTAGTTTGTTGTCCAACATATGTTTTACCATTAACTAAATTGGTTATAATATATATTTTATTCATAATACAAAGTTAGATATAATAATTAATATAACCAAATTATTTCTCTTGTTCTTTCATAAACTTTTGAAACTCTGGATTATTATAAAGTTCTGTAAACATTCCAATTGTTTTTTCATCCGTTTGACGATTTTTATTATCCTTTAATCCTTGGGCAGTATTTACACCAATACTTCCAATAGCTTTGTAGTATTGATTTAAAGCAGCACCCTTGTTTTTAGCATTAATATCATCTACAGAATACTTATTTGCTAAGTTAACTTCATTAGCACGATTCTTAATACCTGCATTAGCATTAGCATATTGCTGTCTAATCCTATCTTTATTCTCAATATTCTGTGCATTCAAAGCAACTCTATTAGATAAGTATGTACCAGCATTTCCAGCACTAGCTCCTCTAACATTGTATTCAGCTCTACGAGTTTGTTCATTAGCATCTCTCATAGCAGCACTATCATTTAATAAATCAGGATTATAACTATAGAATTGTTGAGTATCATACTTTTTACCTTGTTCTGCAAGATATGCTAATTGTCCAGCATTCTGAGCTAAACCAAATCCAGCTTGATATAAGCTATCAGAGTTTCTATTAAACCAATTTGATTTATCTCCATTACCATTACCACCAGAAGCATTCATTCTAGCTAATTCTTGATCATAAGTTTGTTGATTATAGTTTGAATAATCTGTTGTATCTTTTTGTACAGGTACTTGTGGAGCAGTTCTTTCAACATTACCTGAATTATTTTGTAACATTTCAGAAGTTATCCAAGAAGAACTAGGTGCTTGAGAAGATTGTGAATTTAACATAGCTTGTTGTATCTTCATCTTATCAATATTATTAGTTGGTCTATAACCAAACATATCACCTTCTGGATATTTAGGTAACATACCACCATTTTTAAAATAACCTACATTAACTTTCTTATAGTTTTCAAATTGAGTATTATAATCTCCTTTAGTAGGATCATTAATATATTCAAATTTAGGTAGTTGTTTACCCATTTGAACATTAGAATCTCTTACTTGAGTTCTAGTGTTAAGTAAAGTATTATAGTTATTTAAATTAATATCAGGAGCAACTCCTGAATCTTTACCTAAAGCTTTTAAATTAGGAGCCATCATTTTACTACCTTGGTAGTTATAAAATCTTGGATCTTGTTGAGCATTTAAATCAGTAGTTAATTCACCACCATATGGATATTTCTGAATACCACCTAAACGTTTAGTATAATTATCTAACTTAGATTGTTTCATCTCCTCTTGAATCTTAAATAATGAAATACTATTTTTAATCTTAGTATCTTTCATTAATTGAGCAGTTTGTTTAAGAGTATTAGATGAATTAGGATCATTAAGTATCTTATCTTCTTTATGAGTAAGATTAGCTTTATTTAAATGAGCAAATGTCTTACCACCATGTTTAAGCTTATCACTAAATATAAGAGTACCTGGGTCTAGTTGTGTAGGTATACCACCTTGCTCATGAGAAGGTCCATCAAATTGTGTTGTAGTACCATCAGGATTTAAAGTATTTTCTTCTTTCTCAACTTCACTGTTCGCAAATTCTCTAGGAACTGCTCCTCCATTTGCATATTTATCACCCATCATTCCACCTGCTCTAAAGGATTCTGCAACATCATTTGTTTTAGTAATTGTATTAATTAACACTGATGCTTTATTACCCTGTTTAGCTAGTTTAGAAAGAGGCTTCATTCCTTGACTCACAAATGGTACTCTTACTAACCCTAAGTAATCAATAGGATCTTGTGGATTACCAGTATAAAAGTTTTTACCAATTTCAACAGCAGATGTAGCTCCAGTAGGATCTATTAATTTACTATATTTATAAGCTAGCTCCGCACTAGATATACCTGAGCCATCTCCTTGGTTAGCACCTCTTGTGGCTTCTTCATAATTAGCTTTTTCAGCAGCAAAGTTTCTTGGTTTTAATCTTGGCATTGTTCCACCATTAGGATATTGAGGAATAGCATTAGGTATATTATTCATACCACCATGTGGATATTTTATAGAAGTTCCTTGAGGTTGATTTTGATAACTAGCCATACCTGCTTGAATAGCATTATTAATATAATCATTTTGTTGTTGTTGATAAGCAGCTTGTTGTTGAGCATAAGCATCTTCTTGAGCTTTCTGAGCTGCAATCTTTCCCTTAGCATTATCTTCTACTGAATTTATATACTTTTTCATACTAAATTTATTAGAAATCATAGTTGGAATCATTGCCATAGGATCTGCGAAACCTTGCCCAATAATATCTGCTTTAGCAAAATTTTTATTTTTTAAATTACCTTGCTCATCAGTTTGAGTAGCTTTTGCAGTTAAAGGGGCTGTGGCTGCAGTAACACCTGAATGAATCATACCAAATATTGGATTTATTGCGGACACTACACCCTGTTCTGCAGATTTAATAGATTCACCATACTGTTGATTTTTTTCATATTCTGATAATCCTGGAGTTTGAGAAGTTTGATATGCTTGCATACCGCCTTGGGCTACTGCTTGACCCATTTGAGCATACTGATTAATCTGTCCAGCACTAATATTAGAACCTCGTTTTTCATTGTAGATATTTTGAGTACCTGATTCTGTATTACCTATAGAACTTCCAGTTGAAGCATCTTCTGATCCTCCATACATTGTTCTAGTATTATCTACACTAGCTCTACCTTCACCACCTCTATCATATTTAGGTAAGTTCTTAGGTTTATTCTTTTTGTAATTGTTAAACATGATATAATATGTTTTGTTATATGTATATAATTAATATAGTTATAAATTGGGTATAAAACAAATAATACCAACTATATTGTATAATTGGTATTATTATATGGGTTATCTATCTGAAATCCTATAGAGGGTTTTGAGATTGTGTATTACAAACCTATTGTTAATACTATTAGGATAATATAAATCCATTATTAGATATTTATCCCTTAACCTTTCACCAAACTCTGATTTAGTTAAATATGTAGGATTGAATAATGAACTAACAGAAGGTGCTACTACATTATAATCAAACTTATTTCTAGGTATTTGGATGTTCCAATTCCTTTCTTTTCTAGTTAGATTATTGTTAGGAGGAGCTATTGTTAAAGTATTCCAATCAGTATTTTGATAATCATTATAGAATCTAACTTTTGTAAAAGTATCTGTTTGATTTATAATATCATCTGGATATAAAGGATTTGTAGGGGAACCTGGATATATATTGAAATCATCATTCCACTGTACATTATCATTAATAGATTCACTATTCCATACAGCATTATCAAATGTCTTAGTATATATAGGATTATCATTAACTATTAGTTTTAATGTACTAGGGTATATTGTACCATAGAATGAACCATAAGTACCATAATTATGAAACCATAACTTATTAGCACTATTAGTAGATATTAAATACTTATTACTATTAATATATAAGTTAGGGGTAAATGAATACATTCCTGTAAAAGCATCTGATGTTTCAGAATAAGCTAATGTAAGATTTTCATTATTAGTAGTATCTCCTGTTAATACATTATTAAAAGTATATAAAAATTCATTATGATAATAATCATAAGTAGTTAATATACCTTTATTAATAATAGGATTATCATTCTTCAATAATTCATTATGTAACCTTTTAATAACAAAGTTTCTTTGACCTTTAGTATCAGATATAGGAGTTACTGATTCACCATTAAATAAGTATATTTTCTTATGTCTAGCATCAACAAATGTAATAGTAGATTGAGATCTATATACAGACCATTGATGTACAGTACCAGCATCTATAGCTTTGTAAAAATGCTTTTGAATTACAGGACTATCTAAAGCAGATCCTCCTAATTTAATAGATGTACCAGCAGAATCATTAATCATTGATACAGGGTTAATTAATAACATACCAACACCTCTATCTTGTAGATAATACATATTCTCTTTAAGAGATATTAATGCATTAATACCACCATAGTTACCTTCTACATCATAAAAGCTATCTGTAAGATATACTGACCATGAATCTAATGGTTCATTATTAAACTTAAGTTCAGACCAATAAATTCTATTAATCCACTCATCAGCATTCTGAAAGTTTAATGGTTGTGGAAAATATACTTTAGTATCATTTTCAGCATTACAATATGTATTATATGAGTATTGATCTTCATCATATCCTAAATCAGAAGATATACTTCTATTAGGATGATACCCTATTCTTAATTCAGAATTATGTGTAACTGTTGTTGGGAAGAAAAATGAGGTACTAAATTGAGCTGCTCTTAAAGCAAAAGGATTTCCTCCTGCAGAAATAAATACACCTGCACCATTATGTTGCATTACTCTAAATTCAGAACCTGTTCCATCTGCAAATTTACAAGATTTCATCATGTCATAAATTACCGTAAAAATATCTCCACCAAATGTTTTTAAACTTGTAATAACATTATTTACATTTGTATTATTTTCATTAGTTGAAATATATTCACCACAAGGAATGTATTCATTAGTACTTCTAGCAGCATATGTAGCACCATTATATAAATTAGGATTAGGTTTATAATATAACGCTAATACCTTTTTAAATTCCACATCTTGTGCTCTACATCCATAAGTAAGGTATGTATATAATGGAGCATCTAATTCTAATATTGTAGTTTGTTTACCAAAGCAAGGTTTGTTTGTAGCTCCTACACCATTTAAAGCTACATCATATCCAAAATTCCTCACTGTGTAACCTCCTGTTAAAGAGGTAATTGAAGTATTTCCATTAACATATGTACCTTTTAGTATTTTATAATCATTACTGTTAGCTGCTAAAAAATCTGTATAATTACAATAGACAGTGTCATCTAACATTTTCATTATGAAAAAAGGATTTAATGGACCTGCATCATAATTTGTATCATCTAAAAATGGCCCAGTTCCTCCAGTATCAATTCTATTAGTAGTTTGAGGAACAACTTGTCCTAAACTATCAAAGTTTTTATCAATAGCATCAAAAAAAGCTCTATATCCAGCATCACCACTATTACTATTGTAGTTTACACACTTAACTCTACTTCTCACTAAAAGTTTATCACCTTCACTAAATGTAGGTCTAAAACCAATATCAAAATCCCAACTATCAAACATTTTAATATCTGCAATATTAATATCTGTAGGAGTGTCTGTTTCAGTATTTAAAGTTTCTACAGACCATTGATCTGGGTAAGGTGTGTAATATCTTTGTAAAGGTAAAGTAAGTGGTGGAACTGTAACATTAAAAGTTGTTCTATCTGAATTCCAACTAGCAGGTAAACAAGTACCTGATACTGCTGCAGGATTAGTATTATCTGGAGCAAACGGATTTATCATCCCACTTCCCCAAATAGTTTTATTATTACCATCACGTTTAACCCTAACAATTTGCCAACCTCCAATAATATCTTTAATTAATGTAGTATCTACATCAAATAAAATACATAACACTTGTTGATATTGAGTAGAATAATTTACTTGAAAACTTAATCTAAAATCTGGATCAATACCTAATGCTGTAAAAGCTGCACTAGCAGTAGCATCTGGATGGTGATTATAATCTCCATAACTTGGCATTTTAATATCACCAATCCATTTACTAAAGTAAGGATTACCTTGCTTATCAAATGCTTGAAATGCAAATCTATAAATCTCTTCATGTTGAAATCCTTTTAATAAAGAAGTTTTCTCAGGTTGTTTTAGAACTTGAAACTTATTATTTTGAGGATAATCATAATGTAAACTAATAGTATTAGGATCTGTTCCTGATGATCTATAAGGGGCTGCAGGAGTACCAATATCATAATCATCACCTGTAGATATACTTAAATTATTATCTGATTGAATACTATATGTTGCAAAACTATATTGAATATTAACTCCTTCACCACCTATTTCAGGTTGAGGATTTCCATATGTAGAAGGTTTTAAATAACAAGCTTTAGAATTATAATCACCTGAAGAATCATAATATTCATTAATAGTATCTTCTGTTTCAGGTAATGCTTTAGCTTGAGTTAAAGTATAATCATTATTTGTACCACTATTTTTTAATTTAATTTTACCATCCGTACTAGAAGCTCTAAAAGCTCTAGCATCAAATGATTCTAAGTTCTTTCTAGGAGCTCTAACATTACCCCAGAATAATCTATTATCTTTAGTATCACAAGTTTTAGCATGTGTAAATGTACCATTGAATAATAAGAATTCTTCTAATGTAACTTCAGTATATGTAGTAACAGTAGTATCAGAATATGTAAATGTCATATCCTCAATTAAGTTTGTTGTACCTAATGAGGTAATCACTGGTACAGCACTTTCAGAATCTCTATATGTTACAATAAATTCTATCTGGTCATAGTTCATATCTAAACCAGTTAAACTCCAAGTAATTGATTTACCTGTAGGATTAGTCATAGAACCTTGATAATCTTGAAAAGCATCAGATTCAGCACTATCTGTTAAATATACAGGATTACTTAATTCTGAATAATTAGTTACAGAACCTAATACTTTAGATAATCTATAACCAGCTTGAAAACAACCTGCAGGTAATCCTGGACTAGCTGTTCCAATAGAATTTAATATTGCTTGTACATATTCTACCTTTGGCATTACACTTAATTGTGTAGGGTCTAAAGCCATCAGTTGAGGTTGAGTACAGTTAAGTACTCTAATCTTATTATAATTATCAGACCAGTAAATACGTTGTATTTCTAAACTCTCATATCTACCTGTAATAGCACTAGGTGGTATTGGATGATTTTCAGTAAAGTCCAAGTTATTAGAATATACTAAAGTTAATGTATGTTGTTTAGTTATATCATCAATATTTAATTTCCAAATAGTACCTGGAGTTTGTAACTCATCATTACTAGTTGTAGTACCTTTAGGTGCTGTAAGAATATAAATATCATTTAATATAAATGTAGAACCTATTGCTATAATATTAGCACTTGGTACTCCTGATACATAAGGATCAGTTGTATTTTGAGTAAGACTATCTGCTACACCATGATTAACAAAATATAAAGTACCTTGAGTACCATCGCTTGTTGTAGGTGTTAAAGTAATACTAGATTCTAAGGATATTCCAACAATAGTACAATCTTGATATACAGGTTGTTGATAAATTACAATATAATTATCTTCATAAGCTATATCAAATGTTTTAGGAAAAACTAATGCTCCAGAATATTGATAACAGTTTTGATAATTTTCTACTATAAAATTATATAAGTCTAATCCTGTTGTACTATTAGTAATAGAATAAGTCTGTGTTACACCATTAATTTCAATATCTGTATCATTACCAGTATCTAATGTACCTGGAATAACTATAATTTTATACACAGGTTGTAAATCAGGGAATGTAAGTTTACACTCATTACCTTTAATATTAACTAATGAACCATTAGAAGCTCCTAATTCTGTCAAAGGACGAAAGTTGAGAGCTTGTAGATATGAATCTTTAGAGTGTATCTGCTTAGATACATCTGAGTTCATACCATTTGAAAAAGTATTTAATCCTTCCATTATTCTTTTATTTTAAATATAAACTTTACCATTTATAATGTTAGTTATTTTATAAACTCCACAATTATTAGTATAATTTTCTTCTTTCAGCATGTGAATTATCTTTAAAAAATCTATTATATTGATTTTGACTAGGTATTAATCTTACAAGTATATTACGAAGATTCTCAAGTTGAGCAGCATTCGGCATATTAGCAGCACCTTTTGCAGCACCTACATAAAATAACCAATCCTGTTCAGATTTTTGTAATACCTTATCTGGTAATTGTGCTTTACGCCAATCTTGATAGTCTAACATATATGTTACATACTTAGCACATGCTTCATGGAAATATACATCATCAGGTATCATTGGATAACCATTATCATCTACAGGCATACCAATATAAACTATACATATGTTTTGTGGTTCATCACATTTAATATCTGTAATTAAATAATTATTACTGATGTAGAATGTATGCTGGGTACAACACTTTGGTATAGTACAACCTTCACAGCCATAGTCTGTTACAAGTGTATTAGTAGCCCAATGTAATGGTTTATTATCATACATTATATCTACTAGTTTGTAAAAGCCATTAGGTAAGCATGCTTTACCATCAGTTAATTCTAAACACTTTTTAGTTTCTATAAATTGAGCATAAGCTCCTATCTTTAATAAAGCTTCATTAACCCATTCTATTACAGAACTTTCATTAATTTCTTTATTAACTCCTAAATCACGATATAACTTATCAATGATTGTGTATACACTTATAAAATTTGAAATCATAAATTGATATTATTTTTAGTGTAATAATCTACACCATTATTTAATTGTGTTGTAATACTTCTAGATGCAAATCTACAAGGTTTAAAATGGTAATATCTTTTACCAGTTAATCTACCTTTATACCATCTCCATCTATATCCAAATTCAGAATGGTAATAAACCTTATATCCTAATTCTTTAGTCTTCTTAAAATCTATTTTCCACTTATGTTGTTTTTCAGGGTCATAATTTACTTCAAATTTAGTTATACCTAAATAACCTAAATTGTATGGTAACTTAACAGTTTCATTACTTAATATCTTATCTCTTAATAATATATTAAAGTCTTTTAGAATAGCTGTAAACTGTTTATATTCTAGTTTATTACATTCTAGTTTATTACACTTATCAGTATAATGTTTATAAATATCCCTAATCCCAATCTCTTTTGTATAAGTATACATTTTTATAATCCTTTAGTATTTAATGGTGCATCACCCTGATTAAGACTATCATTAGTATTATCAGCAGGTAATTGTAAGTAAGGATATACTTTAGTTTTTAATACAATATTTGTAATATCATTAGCCATTTTAAGACTACATGGATATTCACTTTCATATGTAAAACAAGAATCTCCTCCACAAGATACAAAGGTACTTAATTCTGATGGATTTTCAAAGATACCCCACACATTTATTTTTTCCCATAACTGTTCTACAGTAATATAGATTCTATTATTCTTTATAAACCATGTAGGTTTATTAGCTGTATACTTACTATAAGATGAGTATTGAGCTTTATAAGGATTAGATTTAGTTATAATCTCACCAGTAGGTAAAGTAACTTTAAGGATAGTATTATCCATCCAAGTTTCTATAGTTGTAGGTATTTCTTGTACAGTTCTTAGGATATAACAATCTGTAGTTACTTCACAACATTCTGAACTATCTACTTGTTCTAAATCTAAACAACTTATGATTTGAACCCATGTATCACTTATATCCTGTTTTTTAGATATAGCTTGTGATATAAGCATTGCGCGTATTTCATTGCACCAGAATAACAATTGAGAATCCTCAATTTTAAACTCTATAGGGTTACTACCACTAGTAGCAATGTTACGTAAATCTGATATTATATGATTAACTTTCATTTTATGGTATTATATAAACTAATAAAGCACCACATAGGTGCTATTATTAATATAGTTATTTACTATGTTATTATCAAATAATAAGAGCTATTATATATAACAGCTTCTATTATATTACTTCTTTTTAGGAGTCCATCCAAATAAACGGTATTTAAAGCTTATTACAGGAGCTTTGTTTATAAAATCATATCCAATACCATAAGTACATTTATCTACGCTTAAATCAGCTGTAAGAGCTGCTGTTTTAAATCCTACAATACCTCCTGCATGTATCTCATACTTATAAGGTCTATAAACTAAACTATCTTGTTTAACCACAGTACTATCTTTAATTATTAAAGGTACTTTAAGTTTAACCTTGATATTAGAACTAGATAATCTACCTTGAACTACTTGTCTACTAATAACGTCATATTTAGAATCTTTAATAGTATCATCATAAATATAGAATCTATTACATTGCGTAGAGTCTAGAAAATATACAGGAACTGTATCATGGATAATTCTAGGTTTACCTGGAATAACAGTATGTGAATAAAATGTATCTACTGGAAATATAGTATCTCTATAATTAGTAATTGTAACTACTTTAGGTTCTAAAGGTTCAATTACTTTATTACCACAAGATTTACCCCATAGGAATACTATTAAACCTATAATTATTATAGATATTACTTTCCAATTATCTTTTATTTTATTCCACATATTAGTTATATACTCTAATTTCTATTGGTTGAATATATAATGCTCCATTTACACCAGTAAATGAAGGGTTTGTAAATAAACTAGCTCGTTTAACTTTAAGTGATAAACTATTATCATCAAGTTTTTCAATCACTGCTGATATATCAGGATTTTGGTTTTGATCATTCACACCTAATGAAGCATAAATCTTAGAAGTATTTGTAAACATACCTGCTTTTGTATAAGTATATAATCCTACACCACTATAAGTCCATACACCATTGATAGTATCTTCTAGTGCCACATCTGTAACATCTCCATCAATGTTAACTTCTCTTGGACGATTAGTTCCAAATTGTTGTAGTAAAGCAGTATATACTTTATATGGTGGTGAATAACTTACTAAATTATTTAAATAATCTATAATCTCATTAATCTTACTAAAATAATGTTTAACATCAGTTAACCATGCTCCTGTAAAAAACTTTGTTTTTAATTTATCTATGCTCATATTAAGGTTGTTTTAATTTAAATAAAACTTATTTTTTCTAACATAACTTTACGGATATACTTCTATTAATATCGGAGCATTTGTAAGTAAATCATCAGCAACAGTATTTGATGAATAGGTTGCAATATATACATCATCAATACTCTTTGGTATCCATTCAGTAATAAGGTCAATTCCATTGTCAGCTAAATTTTGACTTAC